GGAAGCCCCACATTTTGTCCTGCACCCTGGACCAGCCTCAACATTAATCAAGCTGGTGAAGTCAGTCCTTGCTTTCATTGTGTGGACATGATTGGCAACATAAAGAAAAATACCATTCAAGAAGTCATTGCAGGACCTGTGGTGACTGGCATGAAACAGGCCATGGCACGTGGTGAGTGGGCACCCGGCTGCTCATGGTGCAAGCAACTGGAAGAAACCACAGGTGCCAGTGGTCGCACAGTGCGTTATGCCAAACCTGAAACCTTGGCAGCAATTGAACAGGATCCTGTTAACTACTTTGAGCTAGAACACATTGTGGTAAACTGGAGTAACTTGTGTAATTTGACCTGTGTTTATTGCAATCCCGAAACCAGCACTGCCTGGCAAAGTATCAAGGGTATTCCTATCAATCATGTGAAAAATGAACATCCTGATCTAATTCGACTAGCACGTGAACACGGGCATTCAGTTGTGGGACTAAGTCTAGGTGGTGGCGAACCTCTGTTACAAAAAGGACTGTTGGACTTTTTAGCGTGCCTAAATCCCGATCAAGTGCAGGTGCTTGTGACTACAAATCTCAGCATTGATATTACCAACAATGCCATCTATAATGAATTACGCACCTGGCCCAAGGTAGATTGGCTAATCAGTTTTGACAATGCCAATCAACACAAGTTTGAGTATGTTAGAGACAGAGCCAGTTGGGAAATATTTGTCAATAATATCCATGTCATGAAACAACATGCACAAAAAGTAATTGCACATCCAGCATACAGCATTTATTGTGCATTTGACCTGGTTGAATACTATGATTTTTGTGTTGCTGAAGGCCTTGATATATTTTGGTGCGAACTCATACATCCGTGGGATTTGGACATCAGGCGATATCCCAAATCCATGCGTCAGCAGGCCATTGAAGAAATTGACCGCGTAATGACCAAGTATGGAAACGATCAAAACTGGTCCAACTTGGCCACAGACACCCTACGACGTTATCGGTTGACACTACTGGACAACAGTTATCTAGTGACAGCTGATTACCAACCAGTGGCACAAGAATTTCATCATCGTGTAGAAAAAGAACTGAACAAAACGACAACATTCAAACAGTTATGGCCTCAATATGACAACATTTAAAAACCCCCCGCATCATTTTGGAAAATTTCAAGCTGGTCAAACTCTAGACTGGATGCCCACTGACACCAAAGAAAATTATGAAAAACTGATACAAGATCCTGAACATCGTGAGTATTTTGCCAAGCTGGGTTGGGATCAACCAGGTGCAATCACCTACAAATTCAATAGCCATGGATTCCGCTGCGATGAATTTGACGGCGGCCCATGCATGATAGCACTGGGCTGTAGTTACACATTCGGCATTGGTTTGCCCAACGAAGCAACCTGGGCACAACAAACTGCTGCTGCTCTGGGATTGAAATGTGCCAACTTGGCCTGGGGAGGGTACAGCGCAGACTCTTGCTACCGACTGGCTGAGTATTGGGTGCCAAAATTCAAACCAGAGTATGTGTGCATGTTGGTACCACCACGCAGCAGACTCGAACTATTGCTTGATGATGGGGACTTGTTACATCGGCATCTACCTGTGGAAGTGTTCTTGCCACAAAGTCAAAGCATTTTGTTTAGTGCCAATGATCACTACCTCAAGCATTGGTTTATAAATGGAGAAAATGCAAAAATAAATCAGCGCAAAAATATTCTAGCAATAAGACAACTGTGTGCAGATTTAGATATACCATGCACTATACTCAATGCAGAAGATCACATGTGGTGGAGTCGTAAAGAAATTGGCTATGCCCGGGACTACATGCACGGTGGCCCAAAAATTCACACCATACTAACCAAGAAATTTGTAGATGGCTATCCAAAATAATTTAGAAACGGTCTTGGTCAAAGCACCGCACCGCAAGGAAGTGTACACTGAACAAGAACTTATAGAGTTTGCGGCCTGTGCTGACTCCGTGACCGGACCCTTGTATTTTTTGGATCACTTTTTTTATATTCAGCATCCCACACGCGGCAAGATGCTGTACCATCCGTTTGAGTATCAATCTCGACTGATTGAAACCTATCACAACTATAGATACTCAATAAGTCTAATGCCTCGACAAACTGGCAAGTCAACGTCAGCCGCTGGTTATCTGTTGTGGTATGCCATGTTTGTTCCTGACTCAACTATACTTGTGGCTGCACACAAATACACAGGCGCACAGGAGATCATGCAACGCATTAGATATGCATACGAACTGTGCCCCAATCATATCCGAGCCGGTGCCACCAGTTACAACAAGAATTCATTGGAATTTGAAAACGGATCACGTATCGTGGCCCAGACCACTACAGAAACAACAGGCCGGGGTATGAGTATTTCACTCCTATATGCCGACGAATTTGCGTTTGTGCGTCCCACCATTGCCCGAGAGTTTTGGACTTCTATTTCACCCACACTGGCCACAGGTGGTAAGGCCATCATCACCAGTACTCCCAACTCAGACGAAGACCAGTTTGCTTTGTTGTGGAAAGGCGCCAACAAAACTGAAGACGAGCATGGCAACACCACCAAACTGGGCATCAATGGATTCCGTGCATTTAGAAGCAACTGGCGCGAGCATCCTGACCGTGGCGATACCTGGGGTGCAGAGCAACTGGCGCAGTTGGGCGAAGATCGATTTCGTAGAGAAATGGAATGTGAGTTTGTGATTAATGATGAAACCTTGATTGCTCCGACAAAATTGATTGATCTGGAAGGCGTGGAACCCAATCGCCGCACAGGACAGGTGCGTTGGTACAAAACTCCTGTCAAAGACAAGATATACATTGTGGCCTTAGACCCCAGTCTGGGCACAGGTGGCGATCCTGCTGCCATACAGGTGTTTGAAGCAGACACCACAGAACAAGTGGCCGAGTGGCGACACAACCGAACTGACATTCCCACACAAGTCAAACTCTTAGCCGACATTGTGAATGAACTGTACGATGTTACAAAAGACGACAAACAGATCTACTACTCAGTGGAAAACAACACCATTGGTGAAGCGGCCTTGATTTCCATAAACGAATACGGTGAAGAAAACATCCGGGGCTATTTTCTCAGCGACAATTCAGTAACAGGCACAACAGGTCGCAGGTTCCGCAAGGGATTCAACACCACAAACCGTGCCAAACTCACTGCCTGTAGCAAGTTCAAAATCTTAGTGGAATCCGGGCGCATGCGACTGCACAGCAGGCCTTTAATCTCTGAGCTCAAAACTTTTGTTGCGTCGGGCGGCAGTTATGCTGCCAAACCTGGCGAAACAGACGATCTTGTGATGAGCTCGCTGTTGGTGGTACGCATGCTCATGCTGTTGCAAACATATCATGCAGAACTGGACACACAAATGAAAGATCACGGAGACAACATCATCGAGCCCATGCCGTTTGTATCAATGATGCGCTAAATACACCACTATGACAATGGAAGCATTACCTCAAGATCTAGCAGATTTCCTGGTCACACGCAATTTTGACCCAGAATATTTTGATGACCAAGGCCAACCTGCTGAAGCAGGTGATGCCAAAACCATAAAGTTTGATTACGTGGCCGGCACTGGCAAAAACTACGGCACCGCAGTGTGCGTAGTAGCTGACAACGAGCTCAGTTTGTTTTATGGTGACAATCTGGGCCGGGGCATGGATCCTGATGACAAACAAGACTGGTTCACTTTCCTGGAAGAACTCAGCAACAAAGCAGCCAGCCACTCGGCCACGTGGAGTCCCAAGGACATCAATCAACTGAAACACACACTGGCTGGTATTGCTGCCATCAAAGAAGGCCTGTTTGAAGGCTACTATGGCAATCGTCGGGTGAGTTACATGGGCGAACAAACTCAGGCCCGACTGGTGATCAATCACAATCGTCAGCTGGGCGAAAATGACAAACGTTTTCGCTACGTGGAAAGTTTGTTTATCGAAACAGCTGACCAAGAACGTTTCCGTTTGCCATTCAAAAGTCTGGCCGGCGGCAGAGCCATGCTGGAACATGTGCGTTCGGGCGGTCGTCCCTACGATGTTCGTGGCAACCATATCACAGAAATTGTCAGCGAAATGGCAGTGCTGAGTCGTTTCAATCGTGCGCAACACCATCGTGTGTACGAAGGTGTCACACAAGAGCTGGTGGAAAGCGCACGACAATACTATCACAGCCTACAAGAAACCGTCAGGCATCTTGGCAGCCCACGTGGCTATCAAGCATACTTTGAAACCTGGGCTCCTGACCAAACAGGTGAAGCCGAAGCCCTGGTAGAAAATCTACGCGACCTGTTTGTGGAACAGACCCTGGACGCTAGAATTGAAGCTGCCTTGCCCACACTGGCCAAGATACAACAACAAGGAAACAACATGAAAGAAGCCGAAATATTTGAAAACTGGATCAACAACCTAAGTGAAGGCACCTGGGCACTGCCAGAAACTCCTGAACAAATGGAAAAACTCAACCAACTGATGAGTGGAGAACTCATAGTTGGTCCCGATGCCACCAATGCTACCGAATTGTTGTACAGCATTGTGGGCGATGATGAGCTGTTTGATATCTTGAACGACCTAGCTGATAAGAGTCAAGGCCGTGCCAACATCTGGGACGACTCAGATGTACAACGTAGACTGGCTGAACTGGGCATTCAAACTCCCCAAAGCACACAAGCGGAACCTGCTGACGTTGAACAAGACACAGCACCAGCACAACCAGCGGCTGCTCCTGCTGCACCTCCTGTGGCAGAAGGAGACAACATGAGTACATTTGAGCAAGATCGTGAATTAGCCGAGATGCTGAAATATGCGGGCGTACCAGTGAAAGAAAGCGTATTGACCGATTCAACAGGCAGCACACTAGAACACATCAAAAACACATTCCGGCGTGATGTCAAAGATTTCACCCAAAACGGTGACATGAGTGACGCATTGTATGATGCGTTGTATGACTACTACTTTGATGACATGCCTTATGGTACAAAGAAAGCTCGAGACGGTGATCCATATGAATGGATCAGTGATCGTTTTTCTGAGGACCTTGGTATAAAAGAAAATCTCATCAGTCCAATGATCATGCCTGTTAGCGAAGGTTCATGCAACATGACTATGGAAGGTGACTACTGCCCAGAACACGGCTTGGCCGAATGTGGCGGCATGTATGAAGATGGTGGTGCAGTGGGCATGCCCTACAGCATGGGCGAAGGCGAAAAACCGCATACAAAAGAATTAGAAATGGATGCTCTGGTTCGATCAATGCAGATACAACAACGTGCTGATGATGCTGAAAAGAGATTGGCACAACGTGCGGACGAGCCGCGCACATTTGGGCAAAAAATCAAGAAAGACATTGGCGATCCATTGATGAAATTGGCCAAAGGTAATGTTCGGGGCGCCTTGGGAGAAGATGACCCTATCAACTCAAACTCAGCCATGACCGGCAGCTACTATGAAGGCAAAGAAACGGACATCCAAGAAGGCGATGCACTTCTGGCAAGAATAAAATCATTGGCTTTGCTCAGATGATATAAATACTCTTGACACGTAGACACAAAGCGCATATACTACTACAGTGTTTGCGCTTTTTTGTTTGTGAGTCACAGGCAACCAAGATCTAAACATTTAGATAGGCAACATAACATAGGCAACTTATCAAGGAGAAAAACTATGGCATCATTAGCAGAAATCAGAGCACGACTACAGGCAGCAGAGGGCAACAAAGGCGGCGGACAAACTGGTGGAGACAACTCCATTTACGCCCATTGGAACATGGAAGAAGGACAAAGTGCAACACTGCGATTCCTTCCCGACGCAAATACAAAAAACACATTTTTCTGGCAAGAACGAGCAATGATTCGTTTGCCTTTTGCTGGCATCCGAGGCGAAGGCGATTCCAAACAAGTGTACGTGCAAGTACCTTGTGTGGAAATGTGGGGCGATGCATGCCCTATCTTGGCAGAAGTACGCACCTGGTTCAAGGACAAGAGCCTTGAAGAAATGGGTCGCAAATACTGGAAGAAACGTTCATACATCTTTCAAGGCTTTGTGCGTGAAAACCCACTGACCGACGACAAGACTCCAGAAAATCCCATCAGACGTTTCATCATCGGACCACAGATTTTTACCATCATCAAAGGTGCCCTGATGGACCCTGAGCTGGAAGAATTGCCCACAGACATCTTGCGTGGCCTGGACTTCCGCATTACCAAAACTGCCAAAGGTGGTTTTGCTGACTACAACACCAGCAAGTGGGCACGTAAAGAATCAGCACTGACCGAAGCTGAACAAGCGGCCATTGCCACACACGGCCTGTTTGATTTGAGCACATTTCTGCCCAAGCGACCCGGCGATGTTGAGTTGAAGGTAATCAAAGAGATGTTTGAAGCATCAGTGGATGGACAACCTTACGACACAGAACGTTGGGGTCAGTACTTCCGTCCTGCAGGTGTACAAGCACTCGGTGGTGCCGGAGCTGCACATGCAGATGAGGACGCACCTGCACCAGCAGCCAAGCCTGCTGCCAAGGCAGCACCTGCACCAACCAGTGACTTTGATGAAGACGATGTTCCTGCAGCAGCAGCACCAGTGGCCCGGCCTGCAGAAGGCAGCAAAAATGCCCAGGACATCCTGGCCATGATTCGTAGCCGTCAAAAGCAGTAATTAAGGGTTAGATGGATATCGATCACAAGTGTCAAAAACTTTTTGTATTTGGCTGCAGTTTGACCAAAGACAATTATATTGATACCTGGGCCGATATCCTTTCTCGCTTGTTACGTATGACATTGGTTAATGGTGCAGAACGCGGAGCCGGTTACGATTACATTGTTCAAAAAGTTTTTACTACCGACATATCTCATAGTGACAAGGTAGTGATTATGTGGCCTTCTGCTGATCGATATGATCTTTACGTAAATTCAGCAACTCCGCATCTTCAAACTGATGTAAAATTTGCTAGTTGGCCGGATGGGAAAGCACCGGCCTTTGTGGATTACAATGGCCAGTATAACACCTCCAATGGCTGGTATATCAATGGGGCCGTGCCAAGAGGATATAAGAATCAATACTACAAGTATTTTTATAATCAAGTAACACATGTCAATCGCGCCTGGGCGTCGATTGTTGCAGTACAGAAGTATCTTGAAGCTAAACAGATTGAGTATGTGATGTGCAACTCTTATCCGTTGTTGCATTTAATACAT